GTCTTCCAGCGTCGATGTCTCCGTGATCGGAGAGCCGTCCTCTAGGACATCATGGCCGATCACCGAGTCGGCAGTCAGGACGTATCCCCGACCACGCTTCGACTCGATGATGGCCCATCCTTCAACGTGTGGCATGTCTATTCACCCCCTTTCGTGGGTTCTGTGTTTTGTTCTCTACTCTTTAGACACCACGAGTGGGTCCAATCCGACCGGAATAGGTCGTCCCTATATAGAGGGCGTGAGCGGGTCCAATCCGACCGGAACTCCTGGGCTAATCTGAACGGCGTGACGACCGAGCATCGCAAGGCCCCCCGTCGCAAGATCGAGAGCATCGACCGCAAGGGCATCCACGGCTCCGTCAAGTACCACCACCTGCTGGAGTGTGGTCACACAGAGGTCCGCACCCGTGCGTCCAGAGCGCCCAAGTTGGGTTGTGCTTGGTGCTTCCGAACTGTGGAGAAGGAGCGTGATGTCGGGGCCGTCACACTGAGTCCGATTCGAGGCCTTGACTATGACGAGCGGTTGGGTCAGAATGAGATCTCAGTCGCCCGTCTTCGTGGATCACTTGCGTCGGCAATGGGCGTCCCGATTGAGGCGGTCGACTTGGTGGTAACGGAGAATGGAGCAGACTTGACAGTGGAGTCGGCGGTCGTGTTCCTCTCCCCCGGAGACATTGATCGGCTGACGCGTGGCTGATCTGCCCAAGTTTCTGAATGAGACTGGCGCTGCTCCACCCGTGGGTGGTGCTTGTAATGGCAAGCCAACCGAGTGGTGGTTTCCAGAGTTCTCCCAATCCATGACGCGGGAGGCCAAGCACTCGATCCTCCAGATCGAAGCAGATGCGATGAGGATCTGCTCCGGATGCACGGTTGCGAAGGAGTGTTTGGATTATTCGTTGTCTCACGAACCGTTCGGCATTTGGGGAGGGTTCAACGAACAGCAGCGGTTGAGGATCCGGCTAGATCGAAGAATCACGCCGTCCTACCGCACCCATGCGGGCTTGCGTCCTATTAAATCCAAGCGAATGCCGCATGTACCAGCACACCGATGACCTGCTTGCTCGCCTAGACGGCGTAGTCGCATCAGCAAATGGATGGGAGGCACGATGCCCCTGTCGTCAGGACGATAGGAACCCGTCGCTATCTATCCATGAGAACGACGACGGCCAGGTGCTCGTTCACTGCCATCGCAATGGGGGCTGCAGCACCAGCGACATCCTCAACGCTGTCGACCTCAGGATTACGGACCTCTTCGACAAGGACCCGCAGAAAGCGGCCGGCCGTGAGTACCCGAAGATTCAGCAGAAGAAACTCACGTTCGTCGCCTCCTACGACTACCAAGATGCCGACGGCACGCTGCTGTTCCAAAAGGTCCGCTTCACTGAGCCCGATGGGAAGAAGACCTTTCGGCAGAGGAAGCCCGACGGGAAGGGTGGCTGGGACTACAAACTCGGCGACATACCTAAGGTGCTTTACAACTTGCCTAACGTCCTTAGGCAGATGGAGGAAGGGCTACCCGTGTGGGTGGTGGAGGGGGAGAAGGACTGCGACACCCTCAACCGGATGGGTGCCTGTGCGACAACCATGCCCGGCGGTGCTGGCAAGTGGCTGGACAGACACACCCGTGCCCTCGCCGGAGCAACGGTGGACATCATTGTCGACAACGATGATCCAGGGAAGAGGCACGCAGCAGACGTAGAGATCCGATTGCGTGAGGCCGGCTGTGACGTGGCCGTATGGATTTGTCCCGAAGAGAAAGACATCACCGACCACATCGCAGCGGGTGGCACGACCGAACAACTGGCGTCGTGCACTCTGGATGACTACGGGAATACACCGCTACCCGAAGTTGAGGAAGTTGAGGAGGCGCCATTCTCACCCGTGGAGGACACGCTCTCTCAACTACGAGGGCTGTTGGACGACACCACACGATCACCTGCCAGCATCATGCACAAGGCAGCGTTGTTGTTGGGCACGGCAGAGGACACTCCCGATGCGAACCAAGGTCGGCTGGTGATGTGGGAAGACTTTGTCGCTGAGGACGACGACGATTCTTACGAGTGGTTGGTACCGGGGCTGCTCGAGAGGCGTGAGCGGGTCATCGTGGTTGCAGCAGAGGGAGTCGGCAAGACGATGCTTCTTCGGCAGTGCGCCATTCTTCCGGCGATGGGCGTTCAGCCTTTCACGTTTCAGCCCATGCCACCCATACGCACTCTCAGCGTTGATCTTGAAAACCCGGAGCGGATTATCCGACGGACATCGCGCAACATCATTGGTGCGGCCAAGTCGATGGGATATGAGCCGAATCTGGACGCCCATCTCTACATGAAGCCCGACGGATTCGATCTCCTGAAAATGGCCGACCGGCTGCTCTTGGAAAGCAAGATTGAAGAAGTCAAACCCGATCTGCTTCTACTCGGGCCTCTCTACAAGGCATTCGTTGATCCCGGTGGTCGGACGAGCGAAGCGGTCGCTACTGAAGTCGCCAAATACTTAGATACCCTCCGTGCCATCTACGGGGTGGCCCTATGGCTGGAACATCACGCTCCGCTAGGCACGGGAACGAATCGTGATATGCGCCCGTTCGGCTCTGCTGTGTGGTCCCGATGGCCCGAGTTCGGAATCTCGATGACGCCCGATCCGACCCATGTGGGAGAATATGTATATCGCATAGCCCATTTCAGAGGTGCCCGTGACGAAAGACATTGGCCGGCTACCATGAAACGTGGAATTAAGTTTCCATTCGAAGTGATTGACTGGATGACGCACTAATGGCAGAAGCAACTAAGGCCACACTCACCCGTGAGTTTTTAGCCGAACGTGATGTTCGCATCTTCAAGATGAAGCAGGCCGGCATAGCCAGTCAGGAGATCGCCCGTAGATTCGGCGTCAGTGTTGCTGTCGTGGGCCGATCCGTGAACCGCCAACTCGAAAAGTTGAATTCTGAGGCACTTTTGGCGTACCCGGAGGTGCTTCGTATGGAGTTGGAGCGTTTAGACGCTTTGCAGGCGGCGATTTGGCCGATGACCCAACATCGGCGTCTCACGCTGGATGACGGTACGGAGGTCTCCGTGGAGCCGGATATGAAGGCAATCCAGCAGGTTCTCTCCGTAATGGATCGTCGGTCTAGACTGCTCGGTATGGAAGTCCAGCAGAAACAGGTGAATGTGTCGGTTGGGCTTGACGCCGCCACCGACTCGATCCGGCTCGCTATGGCAGGGGCGCAGGCTCTCCCTAGCGCCACCGCTCATTCACCCGAGCAGGAGGCCAAGCAACTGCTGGCCCTCATGGTGAAATCGGGCGTCGTCTCACCGACAGAGATTGAAGGCGCATTGGGAAAAATGGCATCTCAGGACCTGCTGAGAACAACAGAGATCGTTGATGCGGAGATAGTGGAAGATGAGGTAGATGATGGCGACTGAACCCATGAGTATCCCGGGTGGTGATCCGACGGTGACGGGCGACGATTCGATAGAGGTTTCCTTTTCGGTACCCCTACCCCCTATGCCGTTCGCGACAGCACCACCCGTGCGATCGCCGGCGAACAAACTGCATCCTGATGCCGCTAACTGGAACGAGCCAGATGAGGTACCTGGTATACCCGTGGGGCCTGCAATCGATGAGGCTGTTGAGGCAGTAGGGGGGGAGGCGACGTTTGCCCCCGGGCAGGACAACATCGAGGCTGCCATGCACGACCTGGCTGAGGACATGGACCTCACGGTGTCCACCAGGGTGAGTGACGACGATGGGCCTGCTGACAAGCAGATCCTCATACGGACCACCGAGAGCGACAGGGAACGGTGGAAGCGTGCTGCCGAGAGGGCCGACGTATCCCTGTCTGCCCTCATCAGAGACACCATGAATCTCAAGGTCACTGACATCCTCGACTGCTCACACCCCATGGAGTATCGACAGTCCTACCCGTGGGCTGAGTTCTGCACCAAGTGCGACGTGCGTCTGAGCGGATAGGGGCAGGGGTTGCTAGACACCAGAAAGGGGCAGGGGTTGCTAGTCAGCCTTGAGACATGGGAGTACGAGCATGCCTCCCTAGTAGGGGCACGCCGATACACGGCCAACTGGGGTAAGCAAGACGCCTCGTGGTATGACGCCGGGCGGATGGAGGATGACCGCACCGCTCAGGTAGCAGCAGCCGTATGTGAACTGGCTGTGGCCAAGGTCACCAACCGCTACTGGCATGCGCACATATGGCATGCGACTGAGCATCACAAGTTCAGGGACATGCCTGACGTGGGGCGCAACATCGAGGTGCGTCGGGTGCGTACATCCAAGAGCGCTGCTGTACGCAAGCACCAGGTGGGCATGGGGCTAGTGTTGTTCGTTGCCTGTGCCATACCCCCTGAGTTCAGGGAGGTGGATGTGCTGGGGTGGATCGACATGGATGAGGCGTGGGACAAGGGCGAGCCCTCCTCCTATGACAGCGAGACCACTCGACTAGTCTCTCCTATACACCTCACACCAGTAGGGGGAGAGTACTAGGAGAGAGCGATGCTCGAAGATGATGTTGTCGAGGACACACTCTCACGCCTATACCACCTAGCGCACACGGCACAGGAGCAGGGTGCACAGGAGGTACACCATGCCACCCGTGACGCCGCCGAAACCATCATGCTCTTGCAGGCAGAGGTCAAGGACATGAAGGCCGAGTACGACGAGCGGTACCAGTTGACCACTGACCTGGTGGTGGCACTCAAGCAGTACGTCGTCAACGCTGAGGGTGACCCTGTGCTGGGGCCTGCGATCAAGCAGTGGGTCAGGCTAGTGAGGTACGACGGGTGAGGCCAGCCGAGAGGTACGCCATCTGCCTTGAGTGCGAGGAGTTCAGGCGGTGGGCCAAGCAGTGCCGGGTGTGCAAGTGCATCATGCCGATCAAGGTACGGATCCCCTCAATGGCCTGCCCTCTAGGTAAGTGGTTACCCGTGGAGGACATGGACCTCTAGGTCCCTACCCCCTACCCCTATCCCCCACTGTGGGGTAGGACTATGACCTCGCCTTGCACCAACGCCCACGCCTCGACGTGTGAGTTCAATGTGACCACGTCATCGTAGGCGTGCTGCCTGTCACCACTGCACTGCCTGCTCACCACGCCCCACACCGAGTCGCCGGTAGCCCACACTGTGTGCTCACCACCAACACACGAGTAGTTGTCAGCGAGCGCAACGCTGACACCCAACAGC